CGGTAGGCCCTGGCCAGAACCGGATTCGGATTGTCTGGCGAGAGGTGCTGCGCGGTGGGATTGCCCTCGGTGGCGCGCCCCGTGTTCCAGGGCGAAAACTCATGGTAGCCAAGGCGCGGGTTCAAGCCGGCAGCCGGAGCCTTCACGACGCCCGCGATCCCCGAGCCATAGTCGCCAGCGCGGACCCGGTTCAGGATGGCGTGGGCGATGCCAGCCTGACCAAGCGGCGGCTCGCCGCTCGCCTCGCCGAAAACCGTTTTGATGAGGAGATCGCGATCGCCAGGATCGAGCGGTGGCCTGCCTGCGCTCGACGGCGTGGCCTCGGGCTGCCGCGAGGCTAGCTCAAATTGGTCTGGCGCCGGGTTTTCGCCCGCGCCAGCGAAAGGATCGTGATCGACCGGCGAGACGTCGTAGTCGTTCGGCGACGACGCCATCGAGCCGAAGGGGTTTCCCTCGACAGGGGTGACATCATAGTCGCCGAGATCGTCGACCATTTACCTGCGAATCGTCGTTGTCCGCACCACCGGCTGACCCGGTCGCGGGGCCGGCTGACCCGGCCGCTGCACCCCTGGCCGCTGACCCGGTAGCCAACCAGGGCCTGGGGGCGGCTGATCCGGCAGAGGCTGTACCGGCGTCCCCGTCGTGTCGTAGGGCTCGCCGGCCGTGATTTCCCCCTCACTCGCCCCGGCCTCGCCTCCGCCAACCATCAGATCGATGGCGCAAGTGATCCCGTTCGACTCGGCGGTGATGGTCGCGGGTCCATCGGCAACCGAAACCACGGTCGCCTGGGTGTCATCGTCCCCGGCCGAGACGGTCGCGATCGAGGGGGAAGACGAGGTCCAGTTGACCGGCCCAGGCGGGTGGGCGGGTGCGCCCTGAGCATCGGTGTAGGCGACGGTCAGATCGACAGATTGTCCAGTGTTAAGTTCGACCATGTTTCCTCTCCTTGTGAGCCGGCGTGTAGGGAGTTCCGACCGTGATCGTCGCCGTCATTCCAGGCGCGTCCGGGTTGAAAAGCATAACTGGGTGAGCGGTGAAGTAGGCGACCGGGTCATCGAACGGAATCGGGAAGACCATGGCGCGCTGGCCCTGCCATTGACCGCAAACGAAGCTCTCTGTGGGCGCGCCAACAAAAGCCATCACCGAGCCCGAGTAAAACAGGGTGGCCGCTTCCTGGGGATCGAGTGCTTGGCTCATGCTCGCCTCCGAATCCTGAAATATTGCCCGGTGTGAGGATGCTGGACGTAAAATTCACCGTCAGGAGCCCGCCGCGCCATGCCGTAGGGCGTGTCAATCTGATGATGGACCGAGCCGCCGCTCGCCCGTTTCTGCCGATCTGAGCCCGAGCTGCTCGATCGCTGCGGCGCGGGCCTCGCCTTCACCTCTTGGATCTTTGCACGAGCCTGTTGCTGGCCCATCACCCGCTCATGCTGCTGCGAGCGCTCGCTCATGTGCTCTTCATGCTGCATGCCGCGCTCTTCGCGCTGCGATTCGACCGCTTGCTCGCGCTGACCCATCCGATCTTCGTGCACGCGGTCCTGCTGCGCGTTCGCGGCGTCCATTTGGCGGTCCTGCGCGCCCTGATGAGCCTCGAATTGCTGCTGTTGCGCGCCCATCACCCGCTCGTGCATCTGATCGCGGACGCCCATCTGGGTCTCATGCTGCTGATCGCGCGCGTGGAGCTGGTCTTCGTGCGCCCAGCCGCCCCTCTCCAGGTTCATTTCGTGCGCCTGATCGCGCAATTGCTTCGCCGTGTCGTGCGCGCGATCGGCTTGAGCCTCCTGGCTCTCGTGAACCTGCTTCGCTTGCTCCATTTGCGGCTTGCGGGCCTCATTCTGAGCCTGGAAACCAGCGGTCTTGGTCGCGAGCTGCTGCTTTTGCAGCGCCATCTTCGACGTCTCGATCTTGGTCTGGCTCTCGACCTGTTGCCGCTGCGCCTCAAGCGGCGCGTTCTGCTTGTCGAACTGGAGCTGGCCGGCTCGCGTGTTCGCGTCGAGCATCGCCGCTTGGCCCGTCAGCATCGCAGCCTGCGCTTTCGGGTCCGGCGGCGGCCCTTGCGGCATCGGATTGATGAACTGGTCCGGGTTCGAGAAGCCGATGCCGCGAATGCACATGCGGCGGATCACGGTGACGTTGAAGGCGCCCGGTTCGTCCTTCGCCATCTGATAGAGGGCCGCGTTGCGCAGCATCCTCTGGAGGTGCGAGGCCGTATTCGGGTCCGCGCGGGTGACAATTTCGCTCCGTTCGAGCGCCAGGAGGAAGACTTGCGAGTCCCAATCCCAGGCCATCCGCTTGTTCGCGCGCCAAAACGCCTCGGGGTCCTCCTTGAAGCGCTCGCACAGGAGCTGAAGCTCGTCGGACTGGGCCGCGCACAACCGCTTGTGCGTCGCCATGAGCGGTTTAATCGCCTGTTCGATCAACGCCAGCGTGGTGCCAACCGGCGCGTCCTGGCGGCCCTCGCCGACCATGATCTCAGCCGTGCCGCCGAGGCTCTTGCCCTCTTGGTTGAGCTGCTGGACGAAGCTCGTCCAGACCGCGTCCGGGGATTTGTACGGCATGCCCATCGCAACTTGTTGGATGGGCAAACCCCCAGTCTCGACTTCAGCCGAGCCCCCTGGCGGAATCCTGAATATGTTGTTATTCTGTCTAGCCGCGCCTTTTGCAACTAGAAGGCCAGGAAAGTTGGCGAACATGCCGGCGTCGACGATCTCTCGCCAAGCAGCCGTGATGCCGTTCGTAATATTGCCAAGTAGATGCGAGAGGCCAATAGCATAAAATCCGAAGCCACGGATGAACGGAAACTGTACGAAATACGTTTTCGGCAAACACATCTCGTCGTCTTCGTTCCAATTCCTCCGCATATCGAGGATTGTTCTTGTCTCCTTGTGGATCGCCACTTTGTAGGGGACCGCCAAGCCATCCGGCTCGCCGTCGGTCTCGTGCTCGAACCCCTCCAGATCGAGTTCACAATAGGTTTCGAGGATCTCATGATCACGATCGTCCTGTTCCCAGGAATCATATTTGCGGATGCCTGAGATCTGCTCCGATTGCATCTCGGTCGGCGTCTTCTCGATGTACCCAGGTTCGCTCAGATCGCAGTCGCGATAAGCTCCGCAGAGCTGCATCCGACGTATCATGCTGGGCCGCATGAAAACCCGGTGGGTGATTCGGCCCGCGTCATAGATCGAAGTAGAGGAATTGTTGACGATCAGATCATCGCCGAATACCGCACGACTTACCGGCCTTCTAAGGATCGGGTCATGGTATATTTTCTTGAAGACACACCCATCGAGACCCACTCTGAGGAGCATCTGGTCCGTGTCGGGAACCCAAACCTTGTCGGTGGTGGTCAAGTAGTGATTGAGATCGTGCTCCAACGCACTGGAAAGCACGTCGAGATCTTCAGTCGAGCCCGATGTGTCTTCGGAGACTTTGGCTGGCCCATCGCTGGGGCACAACTCGGCGAAGGCGTTGGCGCCGAATCGGATTACCGCTTCCGCCAGTAGCGTCGCCCGGATCTGCGACTGGCCCTCCAGCGGCGCACTGCCATCACTGCCGTTCGAGCGCATGGCCTCGATGCGCAGCCCCATTAGCTCCATGCCGCGAGCGCGCGTGTCGAGCCACTCGCGGCGGGATTCGTTGTCCTGTTCGATGAGCCGGATCAGCTCGTCGGCGATCGAGTTGAGCTGGGTCTCGGGGAGCGATTCGGCGAGGTTGTCGCCGAACTCCGTATCCTCTTTCGCGATGCGCCTGGGACCGACAAAAACGACAACGCCGCCGTCTTCGGTCTCAATCTTGGTCGCCTTGTCGTAGTCGATATCGCCGTCGTCCGCGTCGAGGTCGATGTCCTTCGGCGCGAACCGAGTCGCTAAGTCGTCCGGGTCATCGAGACTGCCGTCGATCGGACTCGGAGGCAGCCTGATTGCGCCAAGTCCACCGAGTCCAGCCACAGCGGACCTCCGTCACGTCACTGGGTAGGCGGTTCGTCCGCAAGGACCAGATCCTGATCCAGCACTTGCTTCTCGATCTCGTCATCGATCGGGTAGCAGATCACCAGAGTGTTGTGCAGTCGGAACGCCGCGAACCATTTGTCCGGTGGATCGCCCCGTCTCTTGAGGCGGTGACCAGCGCGGAAGAGCGCACCGGCCTCGGCCGGATTGACAGCTCTCTCTTCCTTCTCTGGCTCTGGTTCCGGCTGGGGCTGCTGATCGCGCTGGGCAACGCCAGGACGGGCGGCCGGCGGCTGCGCGGGATGGCGCGGGGGCGGTTCTCGGGTGGGCGGCGCGGACCGACTGGGCGACGCCGGACGTTGGGGAGATTGGGCCATGGGGTTCCTCGCCTACTTGCGGGCGAGGATTTCGCGCAGCGACTGGGCGACTCGTCAAGAGGCAGGCTAGCGGACCCGCTGGATGTACATCGAGAACTCCTGGCCGCGAAACTTGAAATGGACCGATCCACCGTCCTTTCCAACGATCTCGACGCCGCTCTGCGCCGTAAGATGGTCGCGGACTAGATTCGCCCAGGCGGAAAGCCCTTCGTCCACTGCCGGAGCAGCCTTGGGCGGCGGCGGCTGAGTCGGTTCGATCTCGTCAGCCATGGCGCCCAGTTCTCCCGAGTGAGGGCGCCTTCGCCGCGCCGCCGATCGCGAGCGGCTTCGCGTGCCGCTCTGCGCGCGACATCTTGCCGCGCTTCACGCCAAGCTTAGTCGGCTGATTCGTGCCCTTCTTCAGCTCGCCCGCCTTTTGCAGCGTACTCGTCGCCACAGCCCACGGGTTCACGCCAGGGCTCGATTTCTTAATGGCTTTGACCGCCTTCTCTAGGATCGCCGGCATCGCCCATGGCTCCGATCTCGATTCCCACTCCGGCATGTCGCAGGATGAGAGACGCAAACGCAACCGCTTCCTCGCGCTGCAACGCCAGCCACGCGACCTCTTTGCCGTAGTCTAGCCGCACCATGCGAGTGCCGTCCGGAGCGTTAAAGTGGCTGAGCGCGACGTTGATTCCGCCCTCATCATCAGGGCTGAGCTTGCCGTGCGGGAAGTCGCCCGTCGGTCCGGCCAGCGCTTGGTCGGCCAGCGCTTGGTCGGCAAGCTTTTTGAAATGCGCGGCGATTGCCTCCATCAGGGCGATCTCGCGCTCCTCTTTCGGGCCGATGCCCCGTTTGCCGAACACGTTCTTGCGCATCGCCACTTCGCGCGCCGCGCACTTTTCCAGCTCTCGATTCGTGAAGGTCAAT